CTTGCGAAGATGGTGGGGCTTGCGTGATGAGAAATCGTACAAGCCGAACCGGAGGCAAAGCTGGAAGAAAGCCGGACCTGTCGCAGTTTTCAAAATGGATGATCGCTGACATTCGTCCGCTCCTGTGGATCGTGACGATCGGCGGTTTTTTATTGGCTTTTTACTGTGTCTACAAAGGGTATATGGGGGCGCTTCCTTGGATCGGCGCTATGGTTGGGCTCCCCTGGACAGCACATGGCGTGGTGTGCAGTTTCTATTTGAACCTGTGCAAATCGGACCATCGGGAAGGCGGCATCACTTTTGAGACCGCAAAGGCCTCGAATTTCAACGTGAATGTTTCACAGACGCCGGTAGGCTCCGTGGAGAGCCCGGCGATTTAAGGAGGACACGTCATGAATTATACGGAAGTCATTTCGACACTGCTGATGATTATCGGCGGGGTTACGATCCTGACCAACCTCATAGTGCAGGTGTTCAAGACCGTGACGTGGGATAAGATTCCCACGAATTTCCTTGCGCTTATTGTGGCTGAGGTGCTGACCCTGGCCGCTGGCGCCGCTTATGCGCAGATTCAAGGGATCGCGATTACTTGGTACTTGGTGTTTGCAGCCGTTGTGGTCGGACTTTTATCCGCCTACGCGGCCATGCTGGGATATGACAAGCTGGTCGAGGCGCTCAAGAACTGGCCTAAGAAAATTGAATGATAGGAGGAGCCGGCAGTGATTCGTTTCAGACACAAGGGCGATTTTTCCAAGCTGACCCGATTTCTGGAAAGAGCGAAGGAAGCTGTTCATCTCGGCGATTTGGATAAATTTGGCCGAGAAGGAGTGGCCGCCCTTGCGTCTGCAACGCCTGTCGACTCCGGAGAAACGGCAGCATCCTGGTATTACGAGATCACCAACAAGAACAACACGGTCACCATCTCGTTTCACAATTCAAACATTCAAAATGGAGTTCCCATTGCCATTATCCTGCAATACGGACACGGCACTGGGACCGGAGGCTGGGTACAGGGAAGAGATTACATCAACCCTGCTATCCAGCCCATTTTTGACCAAATAGCGAACTATGCTTGGAAGGAGGTCACGCGGTCATGAGCAGGACCATCGACGAGAGAGTCGTCGAGATGCGATTTGACAACAGGCAGTTTGAGCAAAATGTGCAAACCAGTTTGTCAACACTCGACAAACTCAAACGGGGTTTGGATCTGGACGGTGCTGCCAAAGGCCTTGAGAACCTGGGCACCGCTGCGAAGAAGTGCGATATGTCCGCCCTTAGCAGTTCCGTCGAGACGGTTCGGGCGAAGTTCTCGGCGTTTGAAGTCGTTGCCATGACGGCTCTTTCCAATATCACAAATTCCGCCATAAATACAGGTAAGCAGCTTGTATCCGCCCTTACGATCGACCCGATCAAAACTGGTTTTCAGGAGTATGAAACCCAAATCGGCGCAATTCAGACGATCCTGGCTAATACCCAGCATGAGGGCACCAATCTTCAACAGGTGAACCGAGCGCTGGACGAGCTGAATACCTATGCGGATAAAACGATCTACAACTTCACCGAGATGACCCGGAACATCGGAACCTTTACTGCGGCTGGCGTAGATCTTCAGACCTCGGTGGACTCCATCAAGGGTATTGCCAACCTGGCCGCTGTTTCGGGTTCCACTTCTCAGCAGGCATCCACAGCGATGTATCAGCTTTCGCAGGCACTGGCCGCAGGAAAAGTCTCTTTGATGGACTGGAACTCGGTTGTCAATGCCGGCATGGGTGGCAAGGTATTCCAGGATGCTCTGGTTCGGACATCTGAATTGTTGGGTACCGGGGCGGAAAATGCCATCAACATGTACGGTTCTTTCCGGGAGTCCCTCACCAGGGGCGAATGGCTTACCACTGAGGTACTTACCGAAACCCTGAAGCAGTTTGCCGGCGCATATAGCGAGGCGGATTTGATTCAGCAGGGGTTTACGGAGGCTCAGGCAAAAGAAATTGCGCAGATGGCGCAGACGGCTGAAGACGCTGCTACCAAAGTAAAGACTTTCACGCAGTTGTGGGACACCTTAAAGGAGAGTGCGCAGTCTGGATGGACTGCAACGTGGGAGATCTTGGTTGGCGACTTTGAAGAAGCCAAGGAGTTGCTGACTGAAATTTCCAATACCATTGGCGGTGTAATCAGTGAATCTGCCCAGGCAAGAAATGAGTTTCTCAGCGGCGGGCTGAGTTCGGGTTGGAAACAGCTGCTGGACCAGGGTATTGCCGACGAGGCAGGCTTTATTGAGTCAATCCAAACAATGGCCAGAGAAAGCGGCGACGCTTTTGATCAGCTAGTAGCTGATTCCGAGAGTTTCACCGATGCGCTGACGCAGGCGGTCCATAACCTGCGGGAGAAGATGACCGGCATGTCCCAGGAGGAGCGCAAAGCTGCTGGATATACCTCCGAGATGGTAGAGCAGATCGAAACACTGGCAGATGGCCTTCGGGATGGCTCCATTTCCATGGACGAGTTTACAGAGAAAATCTTGAAACCGTCTGGTCGGGAAAATTTGATCGAATCGATTTGGAATGCAGCCAAGGGTTTGGTCAGCGTTATCACGCCAATCAAAGATGCATTTCGTGATATTTTCCCGCCTGCCACTTCTGACCAGTTATATGCACTTACCGAGACATTGCGAAACTTTTCTGAGCATTTGACTATCTCGGATGAAACGGCAGATAAATTGCAGCGAACCTTCAAAGGTCTCTTCTCCATTCTGGATTTAGGCCGTCAAGCAATCGTGGCAGTGGTCAATGCTATTATGCCTATGGCTGGTGGTGTTGGGTCCCTTGCAGATGGGCTCCTCACAGTGACAGCAACGATTGGCGATTTCTTGACCGGTATCAACGACGCGGCAAAGAAAGGTGAGATTTTTAATAAGGTCGCCCAGGGCATCTCTGATGTTCTGGGTTTTGTTGTATCTGGAATTCAGAATTTTATTGGAGTTCTCGGAGATGTCTTTGCTGTTCCTGGGTTGGAAGTATTCCAGGCTTTGCTTGAGCGTATTCAGACTCGAATCGGTCAGGTTATCGATGCAGTGAGCAGTCTTGGATTTGGTGTTGACGACGCCGTAAACACCATGGACTCCGCTATTGGGAACAGCAAATTCCTGAGCATGCTTCAGAGTCTCTTTAACGGGGTAAAGACTATTGCCAGCGGTATTATCGGCGTACTTGGCGGTTTGTCTGCCACGCTGATTGATGCTATTGGCAATGCTGATTTCAGCGGAATTATTGACCTACTGAATGGCATTTCTCTAGGTGGTATCGCCATCGGTATTACCAAGTTCATGAACAGCCTGACGAAGTCTTTCGACGATGTTGGCAGCCTTCTTGATAATGTGAAAGGCATTCTGGATGGTGTGCGCGGCTGTTTCGAGGCCTATCAGACACAGTTGAAGGCCGGAACTCTTCTGAAAATCGCATCAGCCATTGCCATTCTTGCGGCATCGATTGTGGTTATCTCTCTGATTGACAGTGCTAAGTTGACGGCTTCCCTTGGTGCCATTACTGTATTGTTTACGGAATTGATGGCCGCCATGGCTATTTTCAGCCGTATTAGTGGAGAGGTCAAAGGTGTCGTCAAGGGAACCGCGGCTATGATTGGCGTTTCCACCTCGATTCTTCTGCTGGCCTCCGCTCTGAAGAAAATCTCCGACATTGAGCCGGAACAGATGGTGGTTGCGCTTACCGGGATTGCTGGGCTGATGACCGCGATGGTGGCCGCAGCCAAAGTTCTGGGGAGCGGCTCCGGAACTGTTATCAAGGGCGCCGCGCAGATGGTCGTCTTTGCCGGCGCAATCAAATTGCTTGCCTCTGCCTGTATCGATTTGGCGCAGTTGGACTTCGCCGGATTAGCGAAGGGGTTGACTGGCGTCGGAGTCCTGATGGCAGAGGTTTCTCTGTTCACCAAAAAGGTCACCATTAACAAGGGCGCTGTGGCTACTGCGACCGGAGTCCTGGTTCTGGCCAGCGCTATGAAGGTCTTTGCCTCGGCCTGTAAGGATTTTGGGCAGATGGATGTGGGCGAATTGGTCAAAGGGCTGAGCTCTATCGGGGCTCTTCTTCTGGAGATCACTGCCTTTACCAAACTGACCGGAAATGCACAGGGGCTTATCTCCACCGGCCTTGCTATGATTGAGATTGGCGCGGCCATGAAGATATTTGCCTCCGCCATGGCGGACTTTGGCAGTATGTCTTTGGAGAAGATCGGTAAGGGTCTTCTGGCGATGGGCGGCGCGTTGGCGGAAGTAGCCATCGCTATGCGGGCCATGCCGAAGAACCTGATTGCAACCGGTGCAGGACTGGTTACAGTTGGCGTTGCGCTGAATGTCCTGGCAGAAGCCCTTGGCAAAATGGGCGGTATGAGCTGGGAAGGCATCGCAAAGAGTCTTGTTGCCATGGGCGGCGCTTTGGCTGAACTGGCAATCGGTCTGAATTTCATGAACGGGACACTGGCCGGCTCCGCAGCCATGCTCGTGGCCGCCGGCGCTCTGGCCGTCCTGACCCCCGTGCTCTTTACCCTCGGAAGTATGAGCTGGGAGTCTATTGCAAAGGGGCTTATTACGGTTGCTGGCGCCTTTACTGTGATTGGTGCGGCTGGCGCGATCTTGACCCCTCTGCTCCCCACCATTCTCAGACTGGGTGGCGCTTTCGCTTTGATCGGCGTTGGCATTGCTGGCCTTGGCGCGGGGCTGCTCCTTGTGGGAACTGGATTGACTGCCATCGCGGTCGGTATTACGGGCCTGGCTACTTCTTTGGGCGCCGGCGTGACCATCATTGTGGCCGGATTGACGTCTATCATCACAGGTATTGCCGCATTGATTCCCGCGATTGCTCAGCAACTGGGCGAGGCAGTCATCTCCTTTGCCGAGGTCATTACCAATGGGGCCCCGGCAATCGGGAACGCGGTTAAAGCGTTGGTTCTCACATTGGTCGATGTTCTGGTCGAATGTGTTCCAGCTATCGCTGACGGCGCTTTAGAGCTGGTTGCCGGTGTCCTCGCGGCCCTGGCGACTTATACACCGCAGATCGTTGACTCCATCATGCTGTTCCTGATCGAAATCATCGACGGCTTGGCGCGCAATCTTCCGACATTGATCCAATCGGTGGTTAATCTGTTGATGTCCTTCTTCTCTGGAATCGTATCTGCTTTGGGGAGCATCGACACCGATGCACTTCTGAAGGGGATTGCCGGAATTGGGCTTCTCAGCGGTATCATGGTGGCTCTCGGCGCCTTGGCCGGTCTGATCCCCTCTGCTATGGTAGGGGTGCTTGGGCTTGGTGTGGTAATGGCAGAACTCGCTGTTGTACTGGCGGCCATTGGCGGCTTGGCTCAGATTCCGGGCCTCGATTGGCTGATCGGGGAAGGCGGCAAGCTGTTGCAGACCATCGGCAACGCTATTGGCGGATTCGTCGGGGGCATTGTCGGTGGATTTATGAGTGGCGTCTCCAGCTCCTTCCCACAGATCGGTGCCGACCTCGGAGCATTTATGACCAATGTGCAGCCGTTTATCAACGGAGCAAAGAGTATCGACGCCTCCATGCTGGACGGTGTTAAAGCACTTACTGAGGCGATTCTGCTTATTACAGCTGCCGATTTGCTGGAGGGCCTGACCTCTTGGTTGACTGGAGGTTCTTCCCTATCCGACTTTGCCGAGCAGCTTGTCCCCTTCGGCGAGGCGATGGTACAGTTCTCCAACAGTATTACCGGGCTTGACGGTGATTTGGTCAGCACGGCGGCAATCGCTGGAAAAACCTTGGCAGAGATGGCCGCGACGCTGTCCAACAGTGGCGGCATTGTTGGTTTCTTTGCCGGGGAGAATGATATGGGTGAGTTTGGAAACCAGTTGGTTGGTTTCGGCGAGTCCATGATGAAGTTTGCGGCAAGCATCAAGGGGCTGGATACCGATGCTGTGACCAATGCGGCTACCGCAGGTAAGGCTATGGCAGAAATGGCGGCTACACTTCCGAACACAGGAGGAGCTGTTGCTTTCTTCACCGGCGACAATGATATGAGCGCCTTTGGCGATCAGCTGGTGCCCTTCGGTGAAGCAATCAAAGCCTATTCCGATGCGGTGACCGGTCTGGATGTGGACGCGGTAAAGAACTCCGCCATTGCTGGTCAGGCCATGTCGGAACTGGCAGCGACACTTCCGAACACAGGGGGTGCCGTCGCCTTCTTCGCCGGCGACAATGACATGGCAACCTTCGGAGAGCAGCTGGTCTCCTTCGGTGAGTCCATGAAGAATTATTCAAAATCGGTCAGCGGCCTGGATGGCGATGCCGTTGCCAACTCGGCTGTTGCCGGCAAAACCCTGGTAGAGCTTGCAAAGACTATCCCTAATACCGGAGGTCTGGTCACTTTCTTCACTGGTGACAACGATTTGGAAACCTTCGGCGACCAGTTGGTGCCTTTCGGAGAGGCGATGAAGGCCTATTCCGACAGTGTGACTGGTATGGACAGCGAAGCAGTCACGGCCTCCGCGACCGCGGCGAAAGCATTGGCGGAACTGCAAAGCTCTCTGCCCAATATCGGCGGCGTGGTGGACTTCTTTACCGGTGGGAACGATTTGGAGACCTTTGCGAATGGTCTGCTTCCCTTTGGCGAGGGCATGAAGGCCTATGCTGATGCTGTGACCGGAATGGATACGGGGGCGGTATCCGCCTCTGTGACTGCGGCTCAGGCGCTTGCTGCGCTCCAGGCATCTCTTCCCAGTGTGGGCGGGGTGATGGAGTTCTTCACCGGTGGGAATGACCTTGGAACATTTGCCGACGGCGTTCTCTCCTTTGGCGAGGCGATGAAATCCTATGGCGACGCTGTTTCCGGTATCGATGCCGGGGCGGTGTCTGCCTCGGCTGTGGCGGCCCAGGCATTGGCCCAGCTGCAAGCATCCCTTCCCAATGTGGGCGGCATCATGGAGTTCTTTACCGGCGGGAACGACCTCAGCAAGTTCTCGGAGGGCGTTATCCCCTTCGGTGAGGCCATGAAGTCCTATGGCGAAGCTGTGGCCGGCATCAATGCCGATGCTGTTGAGGCGTCCGGAGTCGCGGCCCAGTCTCTGGCAAAACTCCAGGCTACTTTGCCGCAGGTCGGCGGGGTCATGGAATTCTTCACGGGAGGAAATGACCTGGGCAAGTTTGCAGAGGGTATCGTGCCCTTCGGCCAAGCTATGAAATCCTATGGAGAGGCTGTGGCGGATATTAAGGCTGAGGCCATTACTGCCTCCGCCGTTGCCGCCCAGTCCTTGGCGCAGCTCCAGGCCGATTTGCCCAATGTGGGCGGTGTGATGGCTTTCTTCAATGGAAGTAATGACCTTGGTACTTTCGCGGCGGGTATCGTGCCCTTTGGCGCGGCGATGAAATCCTATGGCGATGCCGTGGCCGAAATTAACGCAAACTCTATTACTGCCTCTGCGGTGGCCGCTCAGTCGCTGGCAAAGCTGCAAGAGTCCCTCCCCTTGGTGGGCGGTGTCATGGCGTTCTTCAATGGGAGCAATGACCTGGCGACCTTTGCTGCCGGGATCGTACCCTTTGGCGCAGCCATGAAGTCTTACAGTGACGCCGTGGCCGACATCAATCCGACCGCAGTGGAGAGCTCTGCCTCCGCCGGGCAAGCCCTGGTGGAACTGGCGAACACGCTGCCCAATACCGGCGGATTGGTCTCCTTCTTCACAGGAGGAACCGATCTTGCCGCATTTGGAGATGACCTTACTGCCTTTGGAGCGGATCTGGCCGCCTATGCGGAGGCCATCAAGGACGTGAAACCGGAAGCGGTGACGGCCTCGGCCAATGCCGCAAGCGCCTTGTCCAATCTGGCGACAGGTCTTCCCGACAGCAGTCTGTTTGACCAGTGGTTCGGCGGAGACCAGACTTTGGCCTCCTTCGGCGCGGATATCTCTAAGTTTGGCTCCTCTATGAAGGATTACTACAATGAGGTTTCCGGCATCGACATTGGCAAACTATCCGACGTCATTACCCAGGTCTGGGATCTGATCGACCTGGCGGAGGGCGTCAACGGCATCAACACCAGCGGCCTGACCAATTTCGCCGACAGCATGAAGAAGATGGGGGACACCGGGATCTCCGGGTTCACCGAGGCCTTCTACAACTGCGGCGACACCATTAACAGCGCCGTGGTCAGCATGCTGTCCTCTGTCAGCGGCTCCATTACATCGAACATTTCCGTGGCGAGTTCCGCCATGGAGACGCTCGTGGAGTCGATGGCAAACATTGTGGATACCAAAGTCATTGTGATTGAAGACGCGATCGAGGGGATGATGCGAAACATCGGAACCACGATCACCTCGTCCTCCAACACTGTGAAAACAGCGATGGGGACGGTGGTTACGGCGGCCGCGTCCAAAATCAACAGTATGAAACCCGAGTTCGAGACCGCCGGCGAGAATGCCGGTCAGGGTTTCGTCAACGGCATCCGGTCTAAGTTCGGTGCCTCCAGTTCCGCAGGTCGCAGCCTGGGTCTGGCCGCATTGAACGCGGCGAAGAAGGCCTTGGACAGCCATTCTCCTTCCCGGGAGTTTATCTATCTGGGTGAGAATATCGGCGAAGGTCTTGCCATCGGCGTCAACAACAGCATCGTCCCGGCCGCCCAGGCAACCTCCAACATGATTGGCGAGGTCATCGACGTCAGCAACAAGGGCATCGATGCTTGGAAGGACTGGGTCGACGAGAAGACCTATTACGACGAGTTGAGCCTGAAGGACCAGCTGGCCGGATGGGAAAATCTTCAGAAGCAGTACAAAGCCGGTTCTGAGGAGCGCAAGGAGATCGACCGTGAGGTCTATCGACTTCAAAATGAACTGGTGGCGTCCACTTATCAGGCCTCCATCGACTGGATCGAGGAGGAGAAATACTACAACCGCCTGAGCGCCGAGGAGGAACTGGCCGCCTATGAGCGGATGCAGTCCCGATACATGGAAGGCAGCGAAGAGCGGATGGAGATCGACCGGAAGGTCTATACCCTTCGTAACCAGCTTGTGGACGAGTCCTATCAGAACTCCATGGACTGGATCGAGAAGGAAAAGAACTACGGCCGAATGAGCCTTGCCGACGAACTGGCGGCCTATAAGCGCGTTCAGAGCCGGTATGCGGCCGGTACGGAAGAGCGCGAGGAGATGGACCTAAAGGTCTATCAGCTGGAGAAGGAGATCTACGAGGCTCAGCAGCAATACATTGCCGATGTGCAGGAGGTTCAGGAATCTGCCAACCAGAAGCGCATTCAGCTGGAGCAGGAATATGCCGACAAAGTCCAGTCCATCAATAAGCAGCTGGAACGGGATATTCAGTCTTTGAATGACCAGTACCAGAACGCCGTGGAGTCCCGCACCAACAGCCTCTATCAGTCCTACGGCCTCTTTGACGAGGTGACGGAGAAGGAGGCGGTCAGCAGTGATACGCTGATGAAGAATCTGGAGGGGCAGGTCCAGGAGTTCGGTGAGTGGCAGGATATTTTGGGTCAGCTTTCTGCCAGGGGGGTTGACTCCGAGCTGATTTCCGAACTTCAGGAGATGGGGCCGTCCGCTATCGAAGAGATCCGGGCGCTCAACTCCATGAGCGACGACGAGCTGGAGAAGTATGTGTCCCTCTGGTCTATTAAGCATGCCCAGGCCCGGGAGCAGGCTGTCAGCGAGTTGGAAGGCATGCGCATTGAAACTCAGGAGCAGATTGCTCAGCTGCGTGTCGACGCGGAATTGGAATTGGAGGAGTATCGGCTTACCTGGCAGGAAGAAATGGCTCAGTTGGAGGCAGATACCAGCAGTCAGCTGGCGTCACTCCGTCAGGAGTTTGCGGAAAATGTGGGCCTGATCAAGAAGGACACTGAGGCCGAGATGAAGGAAATGACCGAAGTGGCCACGAAGATCCTCTCCGAAGCCGGGTGGACTGAAACGGGGCAGCAAATCCCCGCCGGTCTTGCTGAGGGCGTCGCTATGTCGAAATCCACCTTCCTGGACGAGCTGACCAACATGGCGCTCGCCGGTGTGGAGGCTGTCAAGAGTACGCTGGAGATCAACTCTCCCTCGCGGGTTTTTCGGGAGCTGGGCAACTTCACGGGCCTCGGCTTTGTGAACGGTCTGGCGGACTATGCGGAGAAGTCCTATGCCGCGGGCGCCAATATGGCGGACTATGCGACGGATGGGCTCTCCACCGCCATGTCCATTGTGGGCGACCTTCTCAACGGAGACATGGATACTCAGCCCACAATTCGCCCCGTACTTGACCTTTCCAATGTGATGCATGGTGCGGAGCAGCTCGACAGTCTATTCTATCCGCAGCGGACCATTGGACTTGCCGGACAGGCTTGTTTGGCATTTGCTGAATCTGGCAGAAATGGCGGAACAACGGTCAATGTGGACAATGACGATGTTGTGGAAGAACTCCGTGCTCTGCGCAGTGAAATGGCGGAAATGACGGAGCGAATGGAACGGATGCGGGTCGTGCTGGACACCGGTACTCTGGTCGGTGAGATGGCAGGGCCCATGGACAATGCCCTCGGACAGAGGGCGGCACGCAGGGGAAGGGGGAACTAAGCTTGTACCACTCGGTTACCTTTGGGGATAAAAACTCTTGGGACGACTGGAGGCTTGTCCCCTCCTCTCGGCCTCTATTCAATCCTCCGGCCCAGAAGGTGACGACGCTGGATATACCCGGTGGGGATGGGGTGATCGACTTATCCCAGTCTCTCACCGGGTATCCGGTGTATCAGAACCGGACGGGCTCGATTGAGTTTATTGTGATGAACGACTTCAAGCCTTGGCACATGGCCTATTCCGACATCATGGACTACCTGCACGGGCAAAAGCTGCGTGCGGTGCTGGAAGATGACCCGGAGTATTTCTATGAAGGGCGGTTCACCGTCAATGCCTGGAAGTCGGAAAAGGACTGGTCGCGCATCACCATTGACTATGATGTGGGGCCCTACAAGTGGTCGCTCCTGTCCTCGACGGACGACTGGCTGTGGGACCCCTTCAACTTTCAAAATGGCGTGATTCGGCCTGCTCTCTTCAAGAACATCGCCGTGACCACTGTCAAGAAAACCGTCAAGCTGGCCGCAGATCTGTTTGGAAGGGCTCCGGTCTGTCCTCAATTTTTCGTGACAAGTTCTGACAAGCGGGGTGTGCATATCCGGTTTGTCAACCCCACACTGGGGCTGGACGAAACTAAGCTGCTTACCGATGGAACCATCCAGTTCCCGGAATTTGTGTTCTTCGGTGACCAGGGAGCGACCCTGGAGCTGTGGTGTGACACTGGGACCGGGACGGTGTCTGTGGACTTCAGAGTTGGGAGGTTGTGACCGATGTATAGTATTTATGCGGATGGCGTGTGCATCTACAACGATGCGTTCTCGATGGACGATATGAAGGTCGTAAACCCCAAGCTGACGCTGGAGGACAGTGCGGCAGGCTCTCTGGAACTAATGCTTCCCCACACTAACAAGGCCTATGACACCATTATCCGTATGGTCACGGAGATCTCCGTGAAAAAGCATGGGGAAGAGATTTGGTCTGGGCGTGTGCTCTCAGAAAGTAAGGACTTCTGGAACAACCGTGTGCTCTACTGTGAGGGGGAACTGGCGTACTTCAACGACTCGGTACAGCCTCCGGCGGAGTACGCCGGAAAATCTGTCCGGGAGTATCTGGAGCAGCTGATCTCCGTCCACAATGCAAAGGTCGGCGCCAACCGGCAGTTTGTCCTTGGCGCGGTGACGGTGGTGGATGAAAACTTCCCTACCTACTACACCAACTATGAGAAGACTATGGAGTTGCTCAATGCCTTGGTGGAGACCTACGGCGGTCATCTCCGGGTTCGGAAGGTGGACGGGGTGCGTTATCTTGACTATCTGGAGGACTACCCCGACACTTGCAGGCAGGTCATTCAGTTCGGCTCCAATCTTATTGACTTTACCCGAAACTGGGATTCCACTGAGTATGCCACGGCCATCGTGCCCCTGGGCAACCGGCTGGACGAGAGCCCCATCGAGGCACTGGACGCCTATTTGACGGTAGAGAGCGTGAACAACGGAAGTCTATATGTCCAGTTAGACGAGGCGGTCAAGAACTATGGCTGGATCGTCAAGACGGTTACCTGGGACGATGTAAGCGACCCGGCGGTTCTGCTGGAGAAGGCCAAGGAGTATTTGGCCGACCTTCAGTTTGACAATCTGGAGCTGGAGCTGAGTGCCCTGGATCTACACTATCTGGATGTGAACACCGAGGCGGTCAAGCTGCTGGACGAGATCCGGGTCATCTCCCGTCCCCACGGTTTGGACCGCCTGTTCCCGGTGACTAAGCTGGAGATCCCGCTGGACCATCCGGAAAACACCCAGTTCAAAATGGGGGATTCGGTGCAGGTCAGCCTCACTAGCGTCAATAACCAGACTAATGCCGCGGTGCTGGAGAAGATCGACAATCTCCCCAAGGCCCATTCCATTCTCAAGGAGGCTCAGGAGAATGCCACCGAGATCATGAACATGGCCACTACGGGCTACATCACCATTACCCGGGATGAATATGGCTCGGACACTTTGTATATTTCCAATGTCCGGGACTACACCAAGGCCGACAAGCTCTGGAAGTGGAACATGAACGGTCTGGGCTACTCCAACGATGGAGGAAAGACCTATGGGCTGGCCATCACCATGGACGGCGCTATTGTGGCGGACTACATCACGGCCGGCGTGCTGAACGGTAATGTCCTTCGGGTGGGCGTCATCCGAGACTATAATTCCAATGTGATATTGGATTTGGACGCCGGAACGCTGACCATTAAGAAGGGCTCCATTGACATCGGCAATGGTAATTTTACCGTGGACGAGCAGGGCAACCTCTACGCCCGGCGTGGAACCTTTGCCGGCACTCTGTCCGGCGCCAATGGTACTTTTGGCGGTCAGCTGGTGGCGGCCACCGGAGACTTCAAGGGCGTGGTGCAGGCCGAGGACTTTCTGGACCGCTATGGCAACAGCATGATGAACGGAACCAAATTTGCCTCCGACTATCTGGACCTCTATGGCATTACGATCACTAATCGAAGTACCGGAGAGATCACCTTTGCCGTTAGTTCCACAGGGCGCATCACCATTAACGGTCAAATAACTATGGGTGCAGGTAGCACCATTAACTGGGCCAACATCAGCAATACCAACCTGGCCTATAATCCGGCCTACTCCATGGCAAACGACGCTTACAATTTGGCGGACGATGCAATGTGGGAGGCGGAGCTTGCTTATGACCGGGCGGACCGGGCCTATACCTTGGCGAATTCCATTGAACTTCCGCGATACATTAAGTCGACTTATATTGACTCCACTACTATTCGTTCCCCAGTTATTGAGGGCGGAGAGTTTTATGGCGAGGAATTCAATGTAATCGCTGGGAGCGACTTCGGGAGTTTCAACCTATATGGGCCCTATGGTTCGAGCCGGTATCACATGTTGGCCATTGAGTATTTCGAGGGTGACGCTCCCTATGTCAACATATACAGTCCATGTGGAGCTTACATCGAATTTGGCGACCGATACGGCGTTATCTATTTCAATGGTGAGATCGATTTCAGCAACGCAAATGTAAGAGGTTTGGATTTAGGCACGGGAGGATAATGCTGCCATGAAAATGAAACTGAAGAATTCTGAAGCGCTTGAGCGGCTCCATTCGCTCAAGCCATTTTTATCCCGCAGAGACAAGATCGGCTATGTGGCCGCTCGAAACTACCGTTTTCTCTCCAATTCCATCACGGAGTTTGAGACCATTCGTCTGGGCCTGATCGAGAAGTATGGTGAAGCAGGTAAGGACGAGCGCGGTGCACCTACCTTTACCCTCAAAATGGATTCCCCCAACTTCAAGCAGTTCTGTGACGAGCTGGCCCCGTTCAATGAGATGGAGCATGAGGTGGAGCTGATGACGGCGAAGTATGATGAAGTTGCCGGGAACCTGTCTGGAGAGGAAATTTTGGCCATCGACTGGATGCTGGAGGATTAGGAAGGGGTGAGTTGATTTGGCCGATATCAGCAGTTGTCTAAAGAAAATTCTGGAGGCGATTTATGGCGAGGAGGTGCGCGGTTCCATCCACGACGCCCTGGCTGCCATGAATCAGGAGTCCTCCAACGCCATGGAGTTTGCGGCTACGGCCAAGGATTCTGCCGCCGCCTCTGCCGAGAAAGCCAAGACGGAGGCGGACGCCGCCACTAAAAAGGCGTCTGAGGCTCTGGATTCCGCCGGGAAGGCCGCTCTTTCTGAGTCTGCCGCAAAGGCATCTGAAACCCTGGCAAAGCAGTATTCCGATGACGCCATCGGTGCGGCCAACCGGGCCAAGGAGTCGGAGACCAATGCGGCCAACTCGGAGGCGGCCGCCCTTCAGGAGTCCCGTGAGGCGGAGGACGCCAAGAATGCCGCCGCACTCAGCGCGGCTGAGGCCAAGGCCGCCGAGGAACGGGTCAAGACCGTTAAGACCGAGGTGGAGACCCTGGGGGCTCAGGCCACGGCGGACGCCAAGACGGCTCAGGCTGCCAAGGAGGCCGCTGAAAAAGCCCAGGCCGCAGCCAAACTTAGTGAGACCAACGCCAAAGATTCCGAGACCTCCGCACTGGAGTCCAAGACTGCCGCCGAAACGGCGAAGGACGAGGCCCTGGCCGCCAAGGAGAGCGCCGAAGAGGACGCCCTTGCTGCCGCTCAGGACAAGGAGGACGCCGAGAATGCTAAGACTGCCGCGGAACAGGCGAAGACCGCCGCAGAGGAGAGCGCCTCCGACGCCGCAGACAGTGCCGTCAAAGCGGAACAGTACAGTGGAAAGCCGCCCAAGCCTCAAAATGGAACTTGGTGGATCTGGAACGCCGACACCGGCGAGTATTACGACAGCCACATCAGCTGCGAGCTGCCGGGGCCCACTGGTGTCGGCATTGACGATATCCAGCTGACAAGCGGCGACCATTCTCCGGGCACCACGGATATTTACACCGTGCTGCTGACGGACGGGTCCTCCTACAACATCTCGGTCTACAACGGTCTGAATGGTACTGGCGCCGGCGATGTGCTGGGGATCTCCTTCGATTTGATCATTCCGGCGTCCGGATGGAAAGATGGGAGCATCACCATTGCTGACAGCAGACTTCTGGCCCTTGCGACCCACAAATATTTTCTCAGCGCAGATGAAGCCTGTAAGGAGGAGTTCATCGACTGCAACGTACAGCCGAAGGACATCACCGCAACAGGCTTTATCACATTTACAAATGAGAGCGACCCAACCATGGATTTGACGGTCAATCTCATTCGATTCGAGCTGTCCGGGAACGGGGCTATTCAGTGAGGAGGTGTGACCTATGGAAATTGCTGTTAAAGAAACTTACGCCCATATGCTCAAAGATGAAAGCCTAGTGCAGAACTCTGAAAAGATCTATATTGTGGAATTCATTTTTGACCAGAGCTGGGATAGGTACACCAAGACAGCCGTTTTTAAGGCTGGAAGCGTGGAACTTTCCGTACCGCTGACCGACGATCGCTGTATCATTCCTGCCGAGTGTCTGAAACAGGCGGGAGTCAATCTTCATGTCGGTGTGAACGGCGTGAACGGTGAGGAGCAGAAGGACACCATTTGGTGCCTGACCAGCCGCATCATGTATGCCGTCGATGCGACCCAGCTGATTCCGCCTGCCTATTCTGGAGGAGATATCCGAGCCCAGATTTTGGAGGTTATCCGAGAGAATACGGCCACGGACGAGGAAGTCGACCAGGCGCTGGACGAGGCATTTGGAACCGATTGGACGCCGCCTGATAATCCCGATGACCCGGAGGACCCGGATAATACCGCCACCGACGAAGAGGTGGAGGACATTCTCGATGCTGTTTTCGGCGAAGAGCCGTAAACAAATATTTTTAAGGGGGACATATTTATGTCTAAGCACACCACTCTTGACCAGCTGAAAATGCTGGCCCAGCGCACCAAGGTTGAGATCGACCAGGTCGAATCCAAGTCTCTGGTGGGCATCAAGGTCAACGGCACAGCGCTGTCCATCGCCGACAAGATGGTGGACATCCTGATCGCCACCGGCACTGCTAACGGCACTGTTGCCGTCAACGGTGTTGATGTGGCGGTGAAGGGGCTTGCCGCTCTGGCCTACAAGGCTCAGGTGTCCGAGGCTGATCTGGACACCGCTCTGAAGGCGGTTCTGGACGCCAAGGCCTCCGGCGCTGATCTGGCTACCCTGATCGGCACCGACACCGGAAAGAGCGCCCGTACCATCGCCAATGAGGAGCTGGCCGCGCAGCTGATTCCTGAGAGCGCCAAGGATTCCCTGAACACCCTGACCGAGATCGCCCAGTGGATTCAGGATCACCCCGATGACGCCTCTGCGATGAACTCCGCCATCAGCAAGCTCCAGGCCATTGCCGCAGGCATCGGCGGTGAGAGCGACACCTATGCCACTGTGATTGCCGCCATTGACGGCAAGATTGCGGCGGCCCTGACGGACATCTCCAAGGGCGCCACCAAGGTCGAGGCCTCCGAGACCAACGGCAACATCAAGATCGACGGTGTGGAGACTCCTGTCTACACTCACCCCACCACCACTGCTGTTGGCGCCGGCTTTAAGAAGGTCGGTAACGATGACAAGGGTCATGTGGTGCTGGGCGCCGATGTGACCAAGCAGGACATTGTGGCTCTGGGTATTCCTGCTCAGGACACCACCTACTCTAGTGTGGTAGCTGGCGGCGCCTCCGGCCTGATGTCCGGCGCGGACAAGACCAAGCTGGATGGCATCGAGGTCGCCACCGATCCCGAAGTGAAGAGTATGCTGGACGAGGTCTTTGGGGCCTCTGATGAAGAGACTACCTAAGAAAGCCTGAGAAGGGGGATGGGGATGTCCTGTCCCCCTTCTACTTTTTCCCGAAAGGAGCTCTCATATGGCAGAGAAAAAACTCACCACCATGGAGCAGCTGCGGGCACTGGCAGAAAAGGGGAAACTCGACACCTTAACCCGCATTGACGCGCTTTTGGAGGTCATCACCCCTCTGCTGGAAAGCGCGCAGCATACCGGTATCACCGTTACTCTGCCGGCCGAGAACTGGAGCGGCAGAGCTCAGACTGTGCAGGACGAGTCCCTCTTAGCCAACAGCAAGTATTGGTACATTGTATGTGCTGATGCGGACTGCTTTATGGCGGCAAGCGAAACCGGCGTAAAAGCCGATAATATCACGGTTGACGGTCAGATCACATTCCACTGCGAGGTGACTCCGGTGGAGGATCTGACTCTTTATATTTTGCGACTGGAGGTCGAGCAGAACAATGAGTAACGCTAACGTTGGCAAGGTTTTCAACATGACCGGCGGCAACGGGGGCGGCGGTACTCTGAAACTGGAGACCCTTACCATCACCAAACAGCCCAACAAGACGGTCTACAAATCCGGAGAGTCCTTTGACCCCACGGGCATGATCGTTACCGCAGGCTATGGGTACGGGCTCACTTCGGATGTGACCGGCTATTCCGTGTCGCCTCAGATTCTGACAGACGGCGTGACAGAGGTCACCATTACCTACACCGAGGGGCGCGTCACCAAGACGGCAATGGTCTCGGTTACGGTGGAGAAGGTGCTGGTGTCTATCGCCGTTACCACCAATCCCTCCAAGATGGCGTACAGCTATCTGGAGTCATTCGACCCGGCCGGCATGGTAGTCACCGCCACCTATTCGGATGAATCTACCGAGGAGGTCTCTGGCTACACCTATCCCGAGACTGCGTTCTCCACGCTGGGGCAACAGGCAGTGGAACTCAGTTACGCTTATGAGGGCGTGACCAAAACCACGAGCCTGAATGTGACGGTCAACCCCATCGAGGTGGCTGTCCCCGTTCAAAATGGAATGCCCGTCTACGACGGAACTGCCAAGACGCCCTCCTGGACTGGGTATGACTCGGTGAAGATGACCATGTCTGGCGAGACCAATGGCGTCAACGCTGGGACTTATACGGCCAAGTTCGTTCTGGGCTATGGCTATGTATTCCCCGGTAACCAGGACGAGGCCGAGGTGGAGTGGACCATCGACCGGGCGACCATCGCCTCTTTGCCTTCTCAGAGCAATGTGTTGGCGGCCAACGGTACGCCCCAGACTCCGACCTGGGATGGCTATGATGTCACCCAGCTGACCATCGGCGGGGACCGGTTCGGTACAGACGCCGGCAACTATACGGCCACCTTTACCCCCACGGCCAACTACAAGTGGTGGGATGGCTCCACAGAGGCCAAGGAGGTCACCTGGACCATTACCAGTGTCATCGTGTCTATTCCGGTGCAGTCGGGTTCTCTCACTTATACGGGAGCGCCCCAGACGCCTGAGTGGGACAACTTTGATCAGGAGAATTCCTCGGTGTCGGTGACGCCCCAGACCAATGCGGGCATCCACTCTGCTACCTTCACCCTATTGACTGGTATGTGGTCGGACGGCACCACCGGGAAGAAGACAGTAAACTGGACCATCGGCCGGGCGTCTATTCCTGCTGTTCCGCAGCAGAGCGGTTCGCTGAAGTATGACGGAAACCCCAAGACCCCGTCCTGGGATACCAATTACGACAGCAACAAGATGACCGTTTCGGTGGAGGCGCAGATCAACGCTGGAACCGGCTACACCGCGTCCTTTACGCCGGACTCCAACCACCAGTGGTGGGACGGCTCTGTGGGCGCCAAGACCGCAACCTGGACTATCGGCAAGGGCGACCAGGTGGTGTCTGTTAGCCCGCAAAGCGTAACGCTGAACACCAGCACCCGGAGCGCAAAGTTCACGGTGACCCGAAAGGGAGATGGCGTCATTTCAGCTACTTCTGGCAACCCCAGTGTCGCTACTATCGGCGGGATCAACCAGCAAACTGGTGAAGTGACGGTGAACAGTGTCAATGATACCACCGGCACAGCGGTCATCACGGTAAAGGTGGCCGCAGGAACCAACTATCTGGCTGGAGCCGATAAAGAGGTGCAGGTCAACGCCCAGTTCGTGACCATTTATGGTGGACTTCCGGCGGCTCCACGAAAGGCACTCGTACGGATGGTGCAGCCGGATTTAGCGATCCCAACCCGGCTGTGAACAATGGCTCCGGTTCCTCCCCCTTTGACAATCTCTATCCGTGGAGCGGCATGGTGAAGGAGACCCGAACCGGCGGCGTGATGGTCAAGGAGCCCAAGTATTGGTACAAGTGGACCAAGACTGGGAAGAAACTGAAACTCCAGATTGCGGACGGCCCTGTTGAGGGGTTCCATGTGGACCCGGTAAACATGGACCGGGGCGACGGCCTGGGCGAGCTGGACTTCTCTTATATCGGTCGGTATCACTGCGCAAGCGGCACCTACAAGTCGGAAACCAACAAGGCCCAGCAGACTAATATTACTCGGAGCCAAGCTCGGAGCAATATTCACAATCTGGGGAGCAACATTTGGCAGATGGACTTCGCCCAGATGTGGTATGTGGGAATGCTGTTTCTGGTGGAGTTTGCGGATTGGAATGGTCAGACTGCAATCGGTTATGGCTGTTCTTCTGGCAACTCCAAACAGAACAATGGCCGGACGGACTCCATGCAGTACCACACGGGTACTACGGCGGCTAATCGGACGACCTACGGCTTTACCCAGTACCGGAATATCGAGGGCTGGTGGGATAATGTCTACGACTGGATGGACGGCTGTTATTACAACAGCAATGGCCTGAACGTCATCAAGAACCCTGCCCAGTTCAGCGATAGTGCCAATGGTGTTCTGGTGGGCAAGCCGGTTGCCGGTTATCCGTCTGACTTTACCATTCCTACGCAAGATGGTTTGGAGTGGGCTCTGTTCCCGAGTGCTGCTAATGGCAGTCAGACTACGTATGTCCCGGATTACTGGGATTATCGCGGCAGTAGCCCGTGCCTGCGCCATGGCGGTGACTATGTCCAGTACTTGGATCGCGGGCCTTTCTACGTGTACTACTACAGCGCGTCGAGCCAGGGCTCCAGCATCGGCTGTCGCCTCCAGGAACGCCCGCCGAAGGCGGCGTGACCATTCCCCTGTGGAGGAGGGGGTTTGGGGTGAGGGGCCCGCAGGCCCTTCCCCCAAGCTCCGCCTTATAAAAATTCAAAATGGAGCATTTTCGCTCTAATAAACCGCTTTTCCTTTGGTAAGGGGAAAGCGCGGGGTCAACTTTGCAGCAGACGATGTCCCGGATAACTGGAATTATAACGGCAGTAACCCGTGCCTGCACCATGGCGGTAACTATAACCAGAACTTGAATCACGGGCCTTTCTACGTGAACTACAACAGCACGTCGAACCAGAACTCCAACATCGGCTGTCGCATCCTTGCTAAGCCATAGGCTAACCCTCCATTTGGTAGTCAGGGTTCCTCACCCTTTCTATTACGCATCGTTGACCGCGCAGCACTTGCTGAAGATAAGCCGTCAGGACACAGCTTAGTACACTTCGGGCCAAGTCTCGCCTTGGAACCACCCGCGGCGATGGAACAGTTGTGAGGCTACAAGGAGGAAAAATATCCCTGATGAAACGAGTTAGAATTTACCAACAAATCATCTCCGATGAAAACCTGCGCCTGGCTATCCAGGAAGTCAATCGCGGTCACCGGAGAAACGGCGACCACAGCTTGAACAAGAAAGTCCTGGAAATCGAGGCACATGTGGATGAATATGTGGTGAAACTCCGCAAGTTCATCGAGGACCTGGTGACCGGGGACGAGCACATGCACAAACCACTGCAACGGCGGAAGTGGGACCGGAATGCGGACAGCGGCAAGGGGAAATGGCGAGAGATCAACGAACCGCTGCTCTGGCCGGACCAGTATGTCCACCATGCGGTGGTGCAGCCCATGATCCCGCATATCAAGCGGAGCATGGACAAGTATTGCATCGCAAGCGTCCCTGGGCGAGGCAACTCCTACGGCGTGAAGGCGCTGAAAAATTGGATGAAGAACGATCCAGTGGGCACTCAATACTGCGTGGAGTGTGATATTCACCACTGCTTTGTAGAGGTGGACCCGCCCTATGTCATCAATGCACTGAAACGGCTGTTCAAGGACCGGGAAACCCTATGGCTCTGCGACGCCCTGATGGAGTACGGCGTGCTGATCGGTGCGTTCTTCTCCTCCTGGTTCCTTCATCTGCTGCTCCAACCTCTGGACCTGATGGTTCATCAAAAGCAATATGGCGTGAGCCACTACCTGCGGCAGATGGACAACTTCACCATCTTCGGCTCCAATAAGCGTAAACTCCGCAAGCTGCTGGAGGACATCAAGGCTTGGCTGGGCGAGATCGGCATGAAGCTGAAGGATAACTGGCAGATCTTCCGGGTGGGCTTTACACCGAGAGTGGCGAAGGCTCATGAAGGGTTATCGGAGAAGAAGCAGCGACACCGCCGCCCGAGGATTCCGTCGGCATTGGGCTACCGTTTCGGGCATGGATATACAATCCTCCGAAAGCACAACCTGTTCCGACTCAAACAGGCGCTGCACATTTATTACCATCGAAGGGACCACAACCGGGTCATCTCATTCAAGAGGGCCTCCGGGCTTATCTCCCGATTGGGTCAACTTCGCAAATGCAATAGTCAACGGATATTAAAGCGGTATTACCAACCGAAGACAATGTTCGATCTGAAGAAAGTCGTCAGAAGAGAATGTCGGCGACTTCAGAAATTATATCCGCCTTATCAGGCGGCATGAAAGGAGTGGCACTATGAAAGTTCAGGGGATGGTCAATCCGGGCAGTTTTACGGTAGAGCAGATCCCGGGGACCAAGCGGAGCCTTGTGCGGCTCTTCCAGAATGTGACGCCCGTTGAGACGGAGGAGTTCACTGGATTCGAGTATGACGAATACCATGTGGAGGTCGAAACCTGGGACGGCATCGTCAAGAACGTGCAGGACAACTATGACGAGTTCCTGCAAAAAGGCAAGGACAACGAGGTTGACCGGAGCAACAGCGCGCTGTATCAGGCGCAGGTGGACACTGACGCCATGAATGTGGACCAGGAATTTCGTCTGACCCTGCTGGAGCTGGGACTGACGGATCTGGATATTTAAGACAAGGGAGGATCTTATCATGTTGTATCGGACTTTGAAGCGGATGATCGAGCGAGGCCAGACTGCCGGACTGGAGGAGAAGATTGATATTTTCTTCGCTGTGGGCAAGGTCACGGAGAGCGAATACCAGGAGCTGATCGGGATGCTGAATGCCGGCGGTACTACCGTCTGATTCCATCCGATTTATCCTTAGTGACAAAAGGGAAATCTAATGGATGAATTTCTGGAAGTTTTCGGAGACTTGAAAGTGGCCACAGTCATCACGGTGCTTGTGGCCATTTTCTTTATCTGGAAACTGTATAAAACGGCCCGTAAACAGCTGATCGAGAAGTACAAGAAGGAAGAAGCCAAAGAAAAGCAAGTGCAGGAGATCATCGACCAGGCGGCCAATTACCCCAAATGGCACCAGCAGAGTCTTGATATTCAGCAGAAGTTCTCTGATGCGATTGAAGCGATTGAGGCGTCCCAGAACAATAATCTGGAGCTCTTGAATCATCTCGGACGAATGCTTGCGGAAAACGAGGCCACCACCTGCCGGTATCGGATCTTGCGGTTCAATGACGAGATCCTGCACGACCAAAGGCACACCAAGGAGCACTTCGATCAAATTCTGGATGATGTGACCCGGTACGAAAAGTTCTGTAAGGATCACCCGGAATATGAGAACAACAAAGCCATTTTGGCCATCGAGAACATCAAGCGTGTCTACAAGAAATGCACGGATGAAGGCACTTTCTTGTGATGGGCAGAGATGCTGTTGTATTGTGCCCTTTGGTGAGCATTTGGCTTGGTCCATAAGCAGTCGTAAAGAGCGGAAAAAGGTGTAGGAGAGTCGGTTATTTCTTGACTACTCCTACACCTTGACCGTTTGAGCCTTGGAATTGCTGGGTTTTGAGTTTTTAAAATTAGAAACTCATTACACAATTACCCGCTTTTATGTGCGCTTAACTGCTGTTATATCAATGGTTTTGAGGACAGTTAAGGGCGGTTAAAAGCGGGTGAGTGTAGATAATTCATATATTATTTCTCTATCATTTCTATACTGGTATTCCTACACTATGGGGAGGCTGCCGAAGTATAGGAGTATTTGTGTAGGAATAGTATTAGGCCAGAAAGGAACCGCCCCCGGCTGCTGCGAACAGTCAAGGGCGGTTGTGTGTTGTCAGGCGAGTTCAATCACTTCGGGTTCGGGGACAAGCATCCCTTTTCTCAAGCCATGCTTTACGGCTTTCTTTGTTTGTTGGGCTGCGGCCGCGCCGTAAACCTTAACAAAACGCCACGCCTCAGCGGGATGAGCATCAGTATAAGCATCAGCTTGATCGATTGTCATGCGTCTGATTTCTTCATTGGTCAATCTGGCCATGGAAACACCTCCTTTCTGGTCTAATAGTGTTCCTCCACGCCAGTTTGTTTCTCCATGTATGAGGTGTCTCCTTTCGATTGAATAGCATACCACAAAATGTAGGGGTGCGCAAGCCTTACTCCTACTATTTTATTTTCTCGATTTCCTCCCGGAGCCAGGCGAACTCCCGACGGGTATAGACCTTCTCGGTGATGTCGGAGATCTTGTGGCCTACCATATATTTGATAGCATACTCGTCTACTCCATAGCGCTTGGCCATGGTGACAAAGTGGGTACGGCCGTCATGCGGGCGGTGATTGGGGTTCAGCTTCAGCTCGTCTCGGATACGCTCAAAGGCTTTCTGATACCGGGCATAGGTCAGCTTGAGGTTCTTTTTGTTCCGGTTATTGGGGTCAGTCCAGTTGAGCAGGTAGGGACTTCCAAGGGCCTCCGCCTCCTGATATTTTCGGAGCACCAGGTCTTGGATGCGGGAGTGGATTGGGACGACACGGTTTTCGCCGGCATCGGTTTTCATACCGCCCCGGAAGGTCCAATTCTCCAGAGTAGCATTGAATGAGCATAATGTCGATGCCCTGCTTGTTACTGATATTTGCCCAAAGCAAGTCCATCTCTTCATCGGTAAAAGCGATATGCTCCTTTTTCACTGACTGGATCTCTTTGACCGTCTCCTCGGTGAGATTGAAGGTACGGGAGTAATTCCGGTCTACCAATTCGTACTCCAAAGCGTAGTCCAGCATCATGTTGAACAAGGACTTGATTTGATTCTTCATGGTGGCGCTGGGGTGCTGCTCCTTGCCGCGGATGACAGCCACTCCCTCCTCCATGCAGCCCTTCACATGGCGGGCTCGGATGTCCATGACCCGCATCTTATAGACGCCGGAACAGTAGGCCCAGGCCGAGGTGGCGGACTTGGTACTCTTCACCGTCTTCTCGTATTCCGGGAGCCATTTGTCGTAAAGCTCCTGCATGGTGATGGACGGCTCCAGATCGTAGGGGTTCTTGTTATATTCCACCAGGGCGGCATAGGCATCGTTATAGGTGGCGAAGTAGGACTCCGGTTTGAGGGGTTTGCAGATGGGTTTTCCCTCTGGTGTCTTCCCCACTGTCACCATTGCCCGAAATGGGTTCCTTAAATTACGATTTTTGATCTCGCTGATCTGACCAAAGCCGTTCGGCAACCGCCGGCGCTTGTTGGATTTGCGAGGTCTTTTTTGCTTTTCAGAGGGTTTCAGCGGGTAGCCACAATGGGGACAGGCATTTGCCTTATCGCTCACTGGTAGCTCACACTCTGGGCACTGGGTCAGCATGGCGGTTCCTCCATTTCAGGCTTGTCGGGTTCATCTTCGTCGTTCAACGCTGTTTTTAATTTTTCTTTGAGTTCCTTATCTCGAAGCTCTCTGTGGGTTTTGATGCGCGCTGATATTTTGCGGGCAGCAAAGGTTCCGCCCGCGCCGATAGCCGCGCCTATAAGAAGGCCAACGCTGACCTGCCTGGGGAGTGCCTCCCGTGCGCCAACATTCTTTATGTCTTTTATCAGCGCAGATAAGTCTCCGCCCCTTTTCTGCAACATGAGTCGGGCCTTATTATAGTCGCCTAAATTTTCGATTCTTCCACTCATGGCAATTCTCCTTCCGCTGAAATTTCTGGCTCCTTTATGAAAGGGGTTGTTTCAATGAAACGTAGTAAACTGATATCGGTGTATATGGATGAAATCAATCATATTGCCGAGGAACATGGAGAGGCTTTGATGGCGCTGTATTCGGATGCGTTCCGTGAAGGGATGAAAACCGGAAGGCGTAATACACTTCTCTTTGTAGGCCTCGGCATTGTGGCTGCATCAATCGGGTCATGCATCACATGGTTTACTTATCAGGAACACAAAGAGAAACAGACCTAAAGCGGAATCGGAGTCGCCAATACAGCGGCTCCTTTTCTTTTTGCCCCTTGCACCGCCCGTCCTAATCATATATTATAGTGTATGAATTGTCAAGTATATTCCTACACAATATTTTTTGATTTAGATTAGAGGGCGGCCTATGGTGATGCAGGACCAAACCACCTGCCCAAAGTGCGGCGGGGAACTGAAATACTATGACAGCGTGCCAAGGATTGTACGGACGAAGGGGCGGGAGACAACCAGAGTACCCATGCGTCGATTTCGGTGCGCCCACTGCGGGGCAGTTCATCGAGAGCTGCCAGAACTTCTGTTCCCCTACAAGCAATATGAGGCGGAGGTCATCATTGGTGTGCTGGAAGGGCTGATTACCTGTGAAACACTGGGATTTGAGGACTTCCCCTGTGAGATGACTATGCTGCGGTGGCTTTCACAGAAAGCACAGCTCCTTTTATGGAGGTATCCATAAGCGAAAGGAGTTTTGTAACCATGAAATTGATACCTGTTGACGCAATGCCGAAGGTGAGCGGTTATCACAAGCTGCAAGAGCTGATTGAGGAATTTGTAAACGGCGACGCTAAGATCGTGAAGGTCGATTTTACTGAAGACGACTACAAGTCCCCAGCAGTCTGCCGGTCTTGTTTGGCCGCCGCCATCAAGCGGTCAAAGCGTTCGGTCAAGGTATGGAGGCGTGGAAACGAAGTGTTTCTGAGTAAGGATATTTGACAAGGGATTGAGCCGCCTTTACAGCGGCTCTTTCTTTTATTCCAACCATTGTTTTTCTAACTTAGGATAGCCCAGTCTAATCTAAGTTAGAAAGCGAAGGCCTGAGGTTATCCGCGGATTTTGCAAATTCCTTTATGGAGAAGAAGATGGATAGATGCTGGTGGAAATCCAGCGGTGAGACACGAAGGCGTGCCGCCAAGTAATAACTTAATCAAAGATGGCACCCACCGGGCAACGGTTTTCGTTGGGCCGACCCTGAAGTCATCACCTTCTCTTTTATTTTTCGCAAGTCCAGCAGAGTCCTTTATGGAGGTGATGGTTATGAATACCAGGAAAATTCTGAGCACGATCGGAACGTTCGCGATTGTAGGCGCGGTATCAACAGCGGGCGCTGCTCTGTGGACGAATGTTCTGGACAGGAAATTTCAGATGGTCAAAATCAAACTGGCACATCCGAAGTCAGACAAAATTATATTCGTCGACTTCAAGAAAGCAAAGAGGGATCTGGGCCGCTAACACAGCGGCTCTTCCCTTTCCGCACGAACAACATTGCCTATTATGGAGACCAAAAACTTTAGAGAGGTGACCAGTATGAACAAGCAGAAATGGACCGAGAAACCTATCACCTGGGGCGGATACCTCAAATTCTGCGGCGTATTTACGGTAATCAGCACAATCATTAGTGCTGTCTACTGCATCGCCCTGTTTGAACCGGCCTGGTGGATCGGGTTTCGGAAGACAGTGTCGAAGCTGTTCAATGGTTGGGCTCGTCGAAGAAGCCGTTTCTAAGAGAAAAGGGGTCGCTTTCCGGCGGCCTCTTTCTTTTTATTTCCACCGAGGTTGTTTTCACAAAAAGCAGTTCCTTCTTTAGAATAGCCGTTGAAAGGAGGTAAATGCCGATGAATGAGCAGGAGTTTCATCCCGGGTCTGTTCCTGTCGCTGTGGTTGCCCGTATCTATGGAAAAGACGCATCTTGGGTCAGAGCCGGTATTGTGTCCGGCTGGCTGCCTATTGGCAAGGCTACCCGCAATGGTAATCTGGTGACCAGCATCGAGGAGATGGATTCCCGGTACGGCCGGATCAATTTTTACATCTCCCCGAAACGACTGTATGAGGAAACCGGATACTTTTGGAGAGGAGAGCGACGATAATGGCCAATGATATTCGTCCCGAGGTTTCTCAAAAGAACCCTTATTGGATCGGCAAGCATCGCTATTACGAGCTGAAGCACTTCTGCCTGCAATACCCCATCTGGAAGAAGGCTTACTTGTCTTTGGATGCCTTGAGTAGACGACCGGCCGACCTTCAGGTTTTTGTCAAGAGCGGTCAGATGAAGGGCGACCCAACAGAGCGTTGCGTACAATCCAGGCTCTTCTTTGCGGACCGTATGGAGATGGTGGAGCAGGCGGCTATTGGAGCAGACCCGGAGCTTTACCAATACCTGATACGAGGTGTGACCGAAGGGCTCTCCTATGACGCGCTAAAGATGAAGTATGATATTCCGTGCTGCCGGGACGTCTATTATGCCGCGTACAGACGGTTCTTCTGGCTGCTGAGCAAGAGGAGGGATTGAGTTTGAGAGTTGTGGATGTGGCGGTACGGCAATGCTACCGGTTCAACTGCCCGAACTGCGGGAGCAAGTTGGAAGCCGATTGCGACGAGCTGGTGGATATCGGCGGAAAGACGAGTCAGTTCTGGTGCCCTGTCTGCCGAAAGGATCGGTATGTCCCTTGGAGTGCTCTGAGGAAACGAATGGTCTATGAGGATAAATCCGCAGAATAGGCAAGGTGCTTTATGGAGGTGATACCATGAGCACTGTTTTGAAACAATTAGAGCATGTCTGCCCGGAGGAAACCGAATACATAGAGTTAGCGAGGTTTATCGTCGAGCATTATAACGGAAAACATCCCGGAGCTGTGATTCACGGTCTGTATTGGGGCGGAATCACGAGCCTGGAGGATCTTCGTAATGCAGATTTGGAGAAACTTCGCAGCTGTCGAAGATTCGGAGAGAAACGAATGGCAGAGATCATCAGGATGCAAAACATTCTCAAGACCTAAATGGATTGAGCCTGCGGAAACGCGGGCTCTTTTCTTTTATATTTTACGCAGAAACAGCAGTGACTTTTATGGAGGTGATAGCATTATGACTTACAAACAAATCGAGGCAAGCCGAGAGCTGCGGCTTTGGATTGGACAGGTGATCGTGCCCGCCGTCACGATGGCGGTTGCGTTCGCATCCATTCCGGAGGTCAGGAATACGGCGTCAAGAAAGTTGGGAGAGCTGAAATGGAAAATCAAATCCAGGAGCAAGGGCTGAGCAGGCCCTTTGCTTTTATATTTTCCATACGCAGCCGACCGGAAATCGTGTTACAGTTATACCCTGAAAAATTCCCGGGTGGGAAATTCCGAAAAACAGTTCAAGGAGGTCATTGTTTTGGAGATCGTAATTGTTGCCATTGGCGCTATGATAATCGGTGTTGCGATAGGTTTCAGTATTGGAAAGGCCAAGTATCATCAGTGGCCCATCGGTGATCTGAGGGTTGATCAGTCCGATCCGGACAGTCCCCCTCAGTTATTTTTGGAATTGGACAAGGACGTACCTGCGGTGATGACGAAGAAGTATGTTGCCTTCCGGGTCAAGGTAGAGGACTTCATCCCGCACGAATAACACTGGCTATTATGGAGCCAACTTAAATTTTGAAAGGAGAAAAAGCACATGGCAGAGATCAAAACTTTGTTGGACGATGTGATCGAAACGGAGATCTCGAATTTGAAGACCTTGCCCATCGAGGACGAACGGAGAGGCGACGCGATTCGGGATCTGGTGTCGTTGCATAAGCTCCGCATCGAGGAGATCAAGGCTCAGGCTGACGTGGAGGAGAAATCCGAACGGCGGGGAATGGACAGCAGGCAGCGCAAGGAGGAGCTTGCCGCCAAGAATGCTGACCGGGCCCGTGAGGAGGTGGCTCAGGCGCGTCAACTCCGGGAGCAGAAGATCGACCGGTATGTGCGGACAGGTGTTGCGGCCGCGGAATTATTATTGCCGTTGGTGTTCTACGGAATCTGGATGAAACGGGGATTCAAATTTGAGGAATCCGGCGTATACTCGTCCACAACATTCAGGAATCTGTTCAGCCGCTTTAAGCCGGCAAAGTAACGGAGAGGCTCAAAAAAAAATGAAGAGGCCGTGCAGGCAGCACAGTCTCTTCGTTTTATCCGCACATTCGGCAAGGCGTTTTATGGAGGTGGATAAGCGTGAAAAAATCAAATGTTGAGAAACAGTTGACTTTATTCCTGGGCTACATCAAAAGGCAAGGAGCTACGGAGAAAGAATTGCAAACTGTTGTTGACACCATTGGACTTTTACGAAAATATTTACCATTCTACAAGCATTAGAAGGGGTCCTAATCGGGCCCTTTCTTTTTTTTCAGTCTGGGTCCCCATCCGGAGCCCATATCTTCGATTTGGTCTTCGCCGCTTCCGTAATCTGGGCTCATTTCGACAATGGCGCAACTGGCGCATACTTCTTCATCGGGGAAATAGTCGCTGTAAGTGCCAGGGCCATACATGCGTCCGATTTTGCGTTTCACACCCCCAGGGTCAAATTCTGCTCCGCACATTGAGCAAATCTTCATAGATTCCACCCTCCTTATATTTACCAAATCATAGCATGCCGGCGCCAAATTTACAAGGCGTTTTATGAGGAAGAGAGCGCTCTTTACCTCAAAATAGCCGGAGCCGAAAGGCATCGGACTACTTAGGAGGTAATGCAAATGCGTAAGAAGGGCAAAAAAGGCCATTATTCCGGAGGGAGCCGAACTGATGGACTACCTGAACCGGGGGTTCGCGATCTGCAACAAATGTGGAGCAGTGATGGACCGGAGAGAAGATCCAAGAGGCGGTTGTGATATTTACGTCTGCCCGTCCTGTGGATGGGAAATTGATGAAATGGAGTACGAGTATGAAAGCGGAGATCCGATGGAGCTCGTACAAGACGAAAGAGGCGACGACTACCTGATCTTCAGGGACGATATGCCGCCCGCCGGTTGCAGAGCCTGCGGAGGACCTTACCCCTATTGCAAGGCGTCGTGCAAAATGTTCGACGACTGAGCATTATCAACGCGGAGGAGAAGTCCTGTAACAGGGGCTTTTCCTCTTTATGTTTGGAGGCAAGCATGCGCTACCATTTCGAGAAACCGCCGATTTATCTGTCTATGTATGGACAGTGTTATATTTGCGACCACCCGGTCTACAACTCCTGCACCCTGTTCCTGGAGGAATCGCGGGGCTTGGCAGTTATTCAGCAGCGATTCGACCCGGGGACAAAAGCCACTTATTGGACAGAGATAGACGATTGGCTCACCGATCCATTATATTTACACCCTGGATTCCGGGCGTTCTTTGACAGCAGGGCGGCAGAGGGTACGGACGGCCTCTATCCCACTGTGACCATCCGGCAGATCATGTGGGCGCTGAAGATGAAACCCATCCCCAAACATCCATGGGAGACGGTCTTTGACCATTCGCCGATTTGACAACTTCCTTTATGGAAAACCAACTAATTTTTGAAGGGAGTTGCGGTTTATGGAGACATTAAAGAATAAACTGTGCGCGATTGGATTGTTGGCCTGCGGGAGCGTACCGGCTCTTGTGGTAAACGATGCGACGGCGCTGGTGGTCATCGGAATGATTGCCGTTCCGCTGTTCTTTGCAAAGGAGAATTGGGTTTACTGAGGGATTGGGCCCAGACAAGGGCTCTTTCCTTTTATATTTGCGCTCATTTCGCAGGTTCTATTACGGAGAACGATGCTCATGAAAGGAGATAAAGGGGCATGGACGAAATGAGACTTGAATCAAAATTTACGACTATGATCGCATCGAAGTTTGCCAAAAAGATGGTTCGCGACAAGTTGGGCTATGACGTTGACATCAGGCTCAACCGGCTGCGGACGACCGTGATGGAGGACAAGATGCATGTGGAACTGAATGTGGATTTGGAACTCACGAAGGAAGAACTCGACAGATTACTGAAGAGTATCGGGCTCTGAGGCGAAGGCCCCGAACAGGGGCTTTTGTCTTTCTTCCGCAGAATTTGCAATTCCTATTATGGAGAGGAAGTTAGCTCAGTGGTAGAGCGCCGGACAAACCCGTCCGGAGGTCATCGGTTCGAGTCCGATACATCCTCTCTAAAAATTTTTTTGAAAAAGGAGAATACGTATGGAAGTCAAAATCGTAGGCAGTATCCAATTCAAGAACCACACTCTGCCGGTATATGGGGATCTGGACGAACCCTTGTTCAAAGCGACGGATGTAGCCGACCTGCTGGAGTATGGGAGCAACAATGTCTGGAACCTGACCAGCATCTGCGAAGAGGATGAAAAGGTGGTGCTCCCGACCGTTGTGGCGGGTCAGCGCCGGAAAGTCACATTCATCACAGAAACTGGCCTTTACAATGTGCTGGCCCAGAGCCGGAAGGCCCTTGCCCGGGCGTGGCGGCGTGTTATCCACGAGGAGCTGATCGCCCTGCGGCGGTCCCGTGGAAAGAACATCTCGGAGCAATTCGAGGATTGGGATCATCAGGCGGATACCATTTATTTCGACGAGGCGACCGGTATGCTCATGCGCTCTGTCACCGTTCCAGGCGGCGACGTGGAGCAGGTCCCCTTTAAGTTTTGATGCCTATGAAACCGGAAATTGGATATCCCGATGTTGTCATGGGCTCCTTCATCGAAGACCTGATCGGCGACCTTGAGCACAATATGGGGCTTGTTTCTGCAAATGACCAATATTTCAAGGAACTCAGCATTCAGAAGTTCACGTTGGAACAGCTGCTCCAGGAGATCGACAGGCATGAAGGAGACTCTCCCACCGCCGTAGTGGCAGGGTTTGTGGAGAGGATGGCTGTGTCGGCAAGAGAAACGGATGACCCCAATTTTATCTTTTCCATGTCAAGAGATGCGGCACAATCCATTCTGGATGGCTTATATTTCAGAGATTGAAAGGAGAAAACACCATGGCTAAGACCTATCTTGATATTCTGAGTAAAAGAGGAATCGAGCCTTTTCTGACGAAAGAGCAGTATGACGAGGTGGCGGCGTTTTGTCCCAAGGCCGAGTATGCCATTCCCGACAGGGCAGAGCCGGTATTCCGTTCCCCCAAGCAGCACCAGATTCAGGTGGGCAAGAATTCCAACCTGATTGCCGACATGTGCTGGTACGGGGGCACCGGGGAGGAGCTGGTACGGGCGATCAAGCATGGTATGGTAGTCCTCGACGCGGACAAGCACCATCTGGATTGGCGGAAGTCCGCTGAGGACTTTGAAATTCAGGAACTCTACCAGAAATATCGCCGGTTCAACCGGAGGCCCAAGTTGACTGAGCGGGAAAAGCTGGTCATCACGGCCTATACTGGCTATGTTCTGGATGGTACGGCCGGAAAGGTCGTGGATTTCGTGGAAGCGGTGCTGGGTCACTCCATTCAGACGCCGGAGCCGCCGAAGGTTCCCGTAATTCTGGAGGTGCACAACGCTCTGCGGGGCGAGTTCTGCGAGATCTGCCGGAAGCACCATATCTTCAATTATGTTTAAGGAGGGTACGGACGTGAAAGCAAAACCCGCCCTGTTCCAGAGGGCCGGAAAGGCGTTCAAGAAAGCGACGCCGACCATATTGACCTGCATCAGCGCGGCCGGCGTGGTGGTTACGGTAGTTCTGGCAGTTAAGGCCACGCCCAAGGCGCTCAAGTGCATTGAGAAGGAAAAAGAGGTCAAAAACGCTGAAAATGGTGAAAATTTGACCCGAATGGAGACGATAGCAGCTTGCTGGCGATGCTATATCCCTGCGGCGGCCACGGGAATCGCTACAATCGGGTGTATTTTCGGCGCAAATGCCCTAAATCGGCGTCAACAGGCCTCTTTGGTCAGCGCCTACGCTCTGGCAAGCCGTTCCTTCAATAGCTACAAACAAAAAGTAAAGGAGCTCTACGGCGAAGAGGCCCACAAGAAAGTGATGGCATCTTTGGCCGCGGAAAAGAGCACAAAACCGACAATCTCCGCAGGTTCCCTCGCCCAAATGACTTCGGTGGGGTTCGAGGATGCCAATGAGGAGGAGCGCCTATTCTACGACGCCATTTCCGACCGATATTTTCAGGCAACCATCAGTCAGGTCTTACAGGCTGAATACCACCTCAACCGGAATTTCGCTCTCAGCGGCGGGTTCATCACCCTGAACCAGTTCTACGAATTCCTGGGCGTTTCCAAGGTGCGAGGTGGAGATGAAGTGGGCTGGATGGTTTCGGATGGTCTCTACTGGGTGGATTTCGACCATCAGAAGACTGTGGTGGACGACGGGCTGAATGGCGAGGTGGAGTGCTACATCATTGACGCGCCGTTCCCGCCGGTCAGCGAGGAAGAATGGGAGGACATGGAGATTTGACCAGTCCGCAGAAATAGCATGTCCTATTATGGAGAACCATGAAAACAGGAGGTTTGAGTTTATGAACCAGAAAGCGATATTTAAGGTCCTGTCCCTGGTTGGGATGGCTCTTGGCGGAATTGGCACGCTGCTGTCCGCCTGGGCCGACAATAAGGAGCAGGACGCGGTCATCGAGGAGAAAGTGAATGAAGCGCTTGCCGCCCGTGAGCATGGAACAACTGAAAGCGAGGAGCCCTGACTGGGGCTCTTTGCTTTTGCAGGAGCCGCTGTCCATGAATGAACGGGCCATTCTATTTCTCATGTCGGTTTTGAACGGGTTTGAGGAACCGCCAAGGTCCGACTGGCCCCAGCATGAGGCCGAGGAAGTCACGTTCTCCAGATGGGCTTTGGAGGAGCTGCTGCAAGATGTCTGGGACCACCCGTGGACGCTGGCATCGGAAACTTTGGAGAAGTTTGCATCAAAAATGGAGCTTTTCTCCGAAACCTGCAACACGGATGCCCAGCACCGGATCTTCAAGATTGCGGCCGAAACCGTATGGGGATTTCTCGATGACATCAAAGCGATCGAGCGCTGAACACAATTATATTTATGAGAGGAGAAGGCGTTGTGAACAAACAGGTTATCACAAACACGCTGAAATCGCTGCAAAAGACCATGCGTAAGCACAGTCCGGCCATTTTGACCGGCATCGGCATCGCAGGCATGGTGGCTACCACTGTTATGGCGGTGCGGGCTACCCCCAAGGCTCTCCGAATGGTGGATGACAAGGAAATTGAGGATGGAAAGCGTCTGACCACCTCTGAGATCATCAAGACCACCTGGAAATGTTATATTCCGGCCGCCGTCACCGGCATATGCTCTGCTGCCTGCATCATTGGGGCAAGCTCCATCAGCGCACGGCGGAATGCGGCTCTGGTCACGGCCTACACCATTTCTGAGACTGCTTTGAAGGAGTATAAGGATAAGGCGGTGGAGGTCGTCGGGCCGAAGAAGGAGCAGGCTATTCGGGACGCCGTAGCCAAGGAACAGCTGGAGAAGGCCAATGTGACGGAGCGGAAATTTGTCGCCACCGGCCGGGGTGAAACCCCCTGCTTTGACCCGCTGACCAATACCTGTTTCAAATCGGATATTGAGACGCTGCGAAAGGCGGAAAATGTCCTGAACAAGCGGATGCGAGACGAAGTAAGGGTCACGGTCAATGAGTTTTTGGAAGAAATTGGCCTTGACCCCTGCGATGAATCCATTGGGGAGAACCTTGGATGGGACATTGACAAGGGGTGGATCGACCTGGACTTCAGTTCTCAGCTGGTAGACGGTGTCCCCTATCTGGTCGTCGGCCATCATAACCCACCCCGCTACATCGGCTGGGGCTAATCCGCAAAAATTGCATCTCCTATTATGGAGAACCATCTATGGAAAATTATATTTACAAGGAGGACTTTACGATGGAAGACATGAACGCAAGAGTGATGGAGAACGAGGAACTCGACGAAGTCACTGAGGTCGACGAGGCTGTGGAGAGCGGAAACGCCGGTGCGCTGGTGGCTGGAGTCGTCGGAGGTTTCCTGGTCTACGCCATGATCGGCGGGGTGAAGAAACTCTGGGGATTCGTCGGCACCAAGCTGGCCGAGCGGAAGGCCGCGGAAAAGGCCAAGACCGAAGTGGTGGACGCGGAGTACACCGAAGTCACTGCGGAGGATTCCGACGAGGAAGATTCTGAGAAGTAATCGAGCAAAAGGTTCGCCGAAGGGAGAGTACCTGTAACAAGGTGCTTTCCCTTTTTTGCTTTTTGGAAAGGAGAAAAGCATGAATGGTTTTCTGAAAAACGGCTTGCTGGTGGTGGGCGGTGTTGTTCTGGGAAGTATGGTGACCCAGAAGGCGATTGTTGACACTCTGCACAACAAGGATATTTCCATACGGCAGAATCAGCGCGAGTGTCAGGAGGTTCTGTTCGAGACCAGAGGAGACGTTGAAAAGATTCTTGATACCTTGAACTACTGCATCTCGAAATATGGTTGCGTGACACTGGCTGATTTCTATGATCTGGCCGGGGTGCGGGCCCTTTATGAGGACTGCAAATTCGGGTGGACGACGCTCAATGGCGTAAAAGTTGTTCGTAAACGGGATGGATATACCATCGAGTTCCCGAGAGCCATGCCCGTGACTTAACAAGGAGGATAGACAATGGGAGAATACCCCAATAATTCCCACAGTGCAAGGGAAAAATCAGATGCTGCCGCTAAGACAGAGAAGAAATTGGATAAGGTGGTCACTGGGGCGGCGAGAACCAAAAAGAAAAGCGAGGCCCGACGGTTTCTCAATATCTTTGTGCCGGATGACGCGGAGAATGTCAAGAGTTCCATTCTGGGCGACGTGATTGTTCCCGGCGTCAAAGCGGCCATCGCCGATGTGATCAGCATTGTCCTGTTCGGGGACACGGGCCGCATTGGCGGTCGAAAGAGCGGCGGTTCCCGTATCGCCTATCAGAAGTATTACGACGACAGACGGGATGACCGGCGAGAATACGGACGGCCCCGGGCGGCGGTCGCCTACGACTATGACGATATTATATTTGAAACCCGGGGAGATGCCGACCTGGTTCTGGATCAGCTGGAGTCGGCCATCGCCAAGTATGATGTGGCCTCGGTGGCAGATCTCTACGACCTGGCCGGCGTCACCTGCCGGAATTATACAGCGAACCGCTATGGCTGGACGGATATTCAGGCGGCTAAGGTGGTACGGACGTCGGAAGGCTATGTGATCCGGCTCCCGAGGGCGGTTCAAATCAATTAAGGAGGCGTGAACCATGTACGGATACACGGTTTCCTGTGGGTACAAGGGCATGGTCAACGGCAAATGGATGCTGTTCGCCACAGATACCGAGTACCACGAGTATATGAGGGAGATGGAAGAGGAATGAAACGAGCGGATATTTTGCACACTGCGGAGAAGTGTGTCTGCGGTCAGCGGGAGCAGGACTACGGCTCTCCGGAAAACAACTTTCAGACTATCGCCGACTTCTGGTCGGTCTACAAAGGCGTCAAGTTCTCGGCCAGTGACGTAGCTATGATGATGGCGCTGCTGAAGGTCGCCCGCATCAAGTCTGGCGGCGGAACGGAAGACTCCTTTGTGGACTTGGCGGGTTATGCGGCCTGTGGCGGAGAGCTTGTCACGGAAATGCCCGTAGAGGTTGCCGCCACTGCATCCAATACGGCACTGAACGCAACATCGGCTTAATAAGGAGGATTGCCATGAAACTCAATGCGGATTCCTTTGTTGGCGTCGGCATCTGTATCCTGGGATTGCTGGGTGTTGGCTACGCCATTGGCGTCCACTCAAAGATGAAGACAGTCTGCGAAAAGCTGGACACCAGCATTGACCGGCTGGCGAATGATACCGAGGTGGATATTCCGGCTAAGGTCATCGATCAGGCGGTGCAGCGCGCGGTAGACCGGGAGTCCTATTCCGCGGTAAAGCGGGCTACGGACGAGGTGATGGACGACGTCAAGCGGGAGATCGAATCCCGGGTCGGCGCCGTCGTGAAAGAGCACTATGACGCGATTTCGGACGGGGTAACCGACCAAATCGCAAAGAACGTGGCCAAAATTGACGAAGGCCGCCTCAAGAAAGAGGTTGTGCAGAAGGCCAAAGAGCAAATCGCCGAGAAGTTTGACGATAAGCTCGATGATATTTTGGAGGAGTTCAATGGAAACCTCCAGAATGTCGGAAAAATCTATAAATCCATTGCGAAATCATTCTCTAAGGAGGACATTTGATCATGAAGAAGAACGAACTTGTCAAGTCTGTGAACCTGACTTTCAACCGGATCGGTTTCCAGCTCCAGAAGAAGAGCCCGGAGATTCTGGTCGTCGCCGGCGTGGTCGGCGTGGTGGTGAGCGCCGTTATGGCCTGTACGGCCACCCCCAAGGCCCTGAAGGTCGCCGAAAAGACCAGCGAGGACATCGACCGCATTCAGAATGCCGAAGAGTCCGGCGTGACTCAGGCGGGCGAGACCTATACCCAGGAGGACGCCCGCAACGACCGTATCCAGGTCTACTCCCACACCGGGTTCCAGTATGTAAAGCTGTATGCCCCTGCCATTCTGTTGGGCGCGGCCTCTATCACCTGCATCCTCACCAGCCACAAGATCCTGAGAAAGCGTAACATGGCGCTGGCTGCGGCCTATGCGACGCTGGACCAGTCCTTCAAGGATTATCGCGGCCGGGTGCTGGAGCGCTTTGGCGAGCAGGTGGAGAAGGAACTCCGGTACAACATCAAGGCCAAGGAAATCGAGACCACTGTGGTAGATGAGAATGGCAAGGAGAAGAAGGTCAAGGAGACCGTGGATGTAGCGGACGAAGGTTGGGACCCGTCCAAATACAGCCCCTATGCCCGCATCTTCGACGAGGGGCACTCTGCCTACATGAAGGATGCTGAGCAGAACAAATTCTATCTGCTGGCCCGGCAGGCTCAGGCCAACGACCGGCTCAAGTCCCGCGGCCACTTGTTCCTCAACGAAGTCTATGAGATGCTGGGATTCCCGCTGACCAAGGCCGGCGCCGTTGTCGGCTGGATCTATGACCCCAAGGAGCCCATGGGGGATAACTTTGTGGACTTTGGTATCTACGAGGTGTGCCGCGAAAAGGCCGTGGACTTTGTGAACGGGTATGAGCGCTCCTTTATTCTGGACTTCAATGTGGTGGGCGACATCACCGACGCCCTGGCTACCCACCAGACCCTGTGAGGGCTGAGCCATGAAGAAACTGATATTTGCAATATTGGTCGCGGCGATGGCGCTGACCGGCATGGCCTTCTCCAGTGAGGAGCCGGTCTCCGCCGCGGAACCGCAGGGTACATACGAGGCCGTGGCCGTCAACAGCGTCAAGCCTATCCAGGAGACTGATATTTTGGAATCTATTTCTGTCAAGAAGGCCGTCGCTGCGGAGCCGATGGTGGAAAAGGAAGTCGTCGTGGAGCAGGAACCTGAGGAACCGCCGGCGCCTTCGGTGACGCAGGAGGAGATCGAACTGATTGCCCTCTGTGTCATGGCGGAGGCTGAGGGAGAGTGTGAGTATGGTCAGCGCCTGGTCATTGATGTTATTTTGAACCGGGTGGATGATCCCCATTTCCCCGACACGATTTACGATGTGATTTATCAAAAGAACCAGTTTGCCGGCATGTATGGCGATCGCATCACCCGCTGTTATGTGAAGGACGAGCTGGTGCAGCTGGTTCGGGAAGAGTTGGAGAACCGTACAGATTACGACGTGGTCTTCTTCCGCACCGGCCACTACCATTCCTATGGCGTCCCGAAGTTCCAGGTCGGGGCGCATTATTTTTCCAGTTATGATTAAAGGAGGCGCACATTATGAAGAACTGTCTCAAAACCTTGCTGTCCTACGCCCTGGCGACCGTGTCAGGACTCTGCCTGGTTGGCGGCGTCACCATTCTTTCGTCCGGGAGGCAGTGAGCATGGAGAGATTTGCAAATCTGGCGTCCATGCTGGACTACGCGGTCAACACAAGAAGGAAACGCCACATTACCGGAGGGCTCCTGATCAGCGCAGCACTGCTGTTCGGGGGCCTTGCCATTACGGTGATGAGCGTGCGGGACGAGGAGGATGACTACAATGAGTAAACTTGGAACTGCCCTGGCGTTTCTCGCCGGGGTCGCTGTTGGTGGAGTTGCAGCCTTCACCGCGCTCCAAAAGCGGTATGACGACGCGGTGGAAAATGATATTTTCTCCATCAAGGAAGCGTTCCACAAGCGGGAGCAGAACCTGATGAACGAGATCGCCGACCTCAAGAAGTACAAGCGCCTCCATGAGGTTGCGGATGATACCGCTGAAACAGAGACGCCCCAGACTATTGTAGCGTCGGGTAAGCATCAGGAAAAAGGCGATCTGAATGACTATGCCAAGATGGTCAATCGGACGCAGTATTCCAGGACTTCGGTGCCCCAACCGCCTGAGCATGAGGTGGAGGCGCCTTATGTCATCTCCCCGGAAGAGTTTGGAGAGATGGATGGATACACCCAGATCAGCCTGACCTATTTTGACGACGGCATCCTGTCCGACGAGAATGGCGTCATCATCGACGAGCCGGAGGAGATCGTCGGTGACGCATTGAACCACTTCGGAGAGTATGAAGAGGACTCTGTCTTTGTCCGAAGTGACCCCAAGCGGTGCGACTATGAGATCCTCAGAGATCTTCGCAGCTATGCGGAGTTCCGCAGCACCCTTCCTCCGAAGATTTGAAAGGGAGGTCTGACATTTGACCCGGGATGAACTGATTGACCAGTATTTTGACTGGATGTATCAGCTCGTGGTCGATGACCGATATTCTAACAAGTCCTATCGTAAGCTGTTTAGCCGGCTGTACGATACGGAATTTACCTATACGATTCCGATGGACGGCAACCGGGCCGAAGACGGCATCGACCTTAGATATCGGTTCGGTCGCGAGCACTTATATTCTGATGCCATGGTTGCGTCCTATCTGGACGACCGGCCGTGCAGTATTTTGGAGATGATGATCGCCCTCTCCATTCGGTGTGAGGAGCACATTATGGATGATCCCGATGTGGGCGACCGGACCGGACAGTGGTTCTGGAGCATGCTGGTGAGCCTGGGGCTCGGCGGTATGGAGGACCGGAAATTCGACAGATATTTTGTCGACGAAACCCTGGAACGGTTCCTGGACAGAGGGTACGAACGCAATGGCGAGGGCGGTCTCTTCACCGTCAACAACGGCCGTGACATGCGGCGCACGGAGATTTGGTATCAGATGAACTACTACCTCAGCGAAATCATTAAAGAAGGGAGCATTTGAGATGGGCAAGAAAGGGCAATTTGTTCCGGTGAGCACCCCGGGTGACTTGACGGAGCTGCTGAATCACAACTGCCGTGTCCTGGAGAAGCGGCTGACCAAGCTGACACGGAGGAACCGCAGCATCGCCGTGCTCGCCATCGCCGCCTTTGGCTATGCGATATGGGCGGAGATGGAGCGGCGGAAACAGGAGGAAGAGGTCTATCAGCTTTCCGTCAGGGTGAAAAAGCTGGAGTATGGTGAAGGAGAGTAATCGGCCCAATGCTGGACTTCTTGATGATTTCTACGCGCAGCGGAAAACGCGGTGTCATCGAGATCTATCCCAAGTTTATCATCAAGAAAAGTAACGACCTCATGATCAGAGGCGGCGACTTCTATGCAATATGGATTGACGAACGGGGAATATGGTCGACTGATGAACAGGACGCGGTCGACTTGATCGACCGTGAACTGGACCAATACGCAGAAGAGAACCGCAAGCGCTTTGACGGTACTGTTCGCGTCCTGCATATGTGGGACGCGGAGACTGGTATGATCGATACCTGGCACAAGTATTGCCAGAAACAGATGAAAGACCAGTTCCACATGCTTGACGAAAAACTGATATTTTCCAACACAAAAGCGGGAAAGCGCGATTATGCCAGCAAGTCCCTGCCCTATCCTCTGGAACCTGGGGATACTCCGGCGTGGGACAAGCTGGTGTCCACATTATATTCTCCCGAGGAGCGCCACAAAATCGAGTGGAGCATCGGGGCCATCGTTTCCGGGGAGTCCAAGCGGATTCAAAAATTCCTGGTGTTCTACGGTGCGGTGGGAACGGGAAAGAGCACGATCATCAATGTGATCCAGCAGCTTTTCGAGGGCTACTACACCAGTTTCAATGCCAAGGATTTGGGTTCCTCCAGCAACGCTTTCGCTTTGGAGGCATTCCGGTCCAATCCGCTGGTGGCGATCCAGCATGATGGTGACCTTTCCCGTATTGAGGACAACACCCGGATCAACAGCCTGGTCTCCCATGAGATGATGACGGTCAACGAAAAGTTTCGTTCAGCCTATTCCAACCGGTTCAAGGCATTTCTGATCATGGGCACCAACAAGCCTGTGAAGATCACGGACGCCAAGTCGGGCATCATCCGGCGGTTGATCGATGTGACCCCCACGGGAGACAAGGTGCCCCCGGCGGAGTACCGGACGCTGACCAAGCAGATCCCCTTTGAACTGGGCGGCATTGCCTATCACTGCCAGGAGGTGTATCTGGAGGACCCGGACTACTACGACGATTATATTCCTATCTCCATGATGGGGGCCTCCAATGATTTCTACAACTTCGTGGTGGATTCCTATCATGTGTTCAAGAAGGAGGATGGGGTGTCGCTGAAGTCGGCCTGGGAGATGTATAAGACCTACTGCGATGACGCCAAGGTGCCCTACCCGGTTTCCCGCATGATATTTAAGGAGGAGCTGAAGAACTACTTCCGGAGCTACGAGGAGCGGTTCAGCCTGGGAGATGGTTCCCGTGTGCGGAACTATTACAGCGGGTTTCGGACGGAGAAGTTTGAGGAGCAGGCTCCGGAGGAAAAGCCGACGACCGAGAAACCGCCCCATCCCACCATCAACTTTGTGGAGGGACAGACCTCTGCCTTTGACCGGGATTGTGCCGACTGTCTGGCCCAGTATGCCAACGATGAGGGCACGCCTCGGCGAAAGTGGGAAAAGGTCACCACCAAGCTGTCCTCCCTCGACACCACAAAACTTCACTATGTCAAACTGCCGGAGAACCATATCGTCATCGACTTTGATATTCCGGATGAAAAGGGCGGAAAATCCTTTGAACGGAATTTGGAGGAGGCGAGCAAGTGGCCGGCGACCTATGCGGAGGTGAGTAAGAGCGGCTGCGGCATCCACCTGCATTATATTTATTCCGGAGACCCTACCCGGCTGAGCCGGATCTATGATGATCACATCGAGGTCAAGGTGTTCACCGGAAACAGTTCGCTGCGCCGCAAACTGTCAAAATGCAACGACCTGCCTATCGCTACGATAAGCTCTGGGTTACCGTTGAAAGGAGAAAACAACGTGGTAAATTCCAAAGTCATTCAAAGCGAGAAAGGGCTTAGAGTTCAGATCAAGCGAAATTTGAATAAGGAGATCCATCCGGCGACTAAGCCCTCAATCGACTTTATCTACAAGATTTTGACGGATGCATATGAGAGCGGTCTGACCTATGACGTGACCGACATGCGCAACGCCGTCCTGGCCTTCGCGGCCAACAGCACCAACCAGGCGGAATACTGCATCAAACTGGTGAACAAGATGCCGTTCAAATCCGCCGAAGACGGCCCCGCGGTGAAAAATGACGAGGCCAAGTTAGTGTTTTACGACGTGGAGGTCTTCCCAAACCTGTTCCTGGTGAACTGGAAAATCGAAGGCCCTGGTCAGACTGTGGTGCGGATGATCAATCCCAAGCCCACGGAAATTGAGGAGTTGATGAAGTTCCGTCTGGTAGGGTTCAACTGCCGGAGGTACGACAATCATATCCTGTACGCCCGACTGATGGGCTACACCAATGAACAGCTCTACAATCTCTCCCAGAAGATCATCAGCAGTGAGAAGAAGGCCCGGAGCAACAACTGTTTCTTTGGGGAGGCGTACAACGTCTCTTATACGGACGTGTATGACTTCTGCTCGGTCAAGCAGAGCCTGAAGAAATGGGAAATTGAACTGGGTATCCACCATCAGGAGTTAGGACTTCCCTGGGACCAACCGGTTCCGGAGAATATGTGGCAAAAGGTCGCGGAGTATTGTGATAACGACGTGATCGCCACAGAGGCGGTATTCAACGCCCGAAAAGCCGACTTTGTGGCTCGGGAGATCCTGGCGGATGTGGCGGGCATGACGGTGAACGACACCACCAACTCCCTGACCACCAAAATTATATTTGGCGGCAACAAGCACCCTCAGGACCAGTTCAACTACCGGAACATGGGCGACGTGACCCAAATCGACGATCCCGATAGGGATTTACCGTTCACCATGGGCAAGCCGGAATTTGACGAGTTCACGGTCTTCGATAAGAGGGGGCGCCCCATCTTCCCCGGCTACAAGTTTGAGGGAGGAAAGTCCATTTATCGCGGCGAGGAGGTCGGCGAGGGCGGTTATGTCTATGCAGAGCCTGGTATGTATGGCGACATTGCCCTGTTGGACATTGCCTCCATGCACCCCAGCAGCATCATCGCGGAACAGCTGTTTGGCCCGGAGTACACCAAACGGTTCCAGGAGATCAAGGACGCCCGGGTGGAGATCAAGCACAAGAACTTCGACAAGGCCAAGAAGATGCTGAATGGCGCTTTGGCCAAGTATCTGACAGACGAGGGTTCGGCGGACGCTCTGGCTCAGGCACTGAAGATCGCCATCAACTCGGTCTATGGTCTGACCTCAGCCAACTTCGAGAACCCCTTCCGGGATACCCGCAACAAAGATAATATCGTCGCCAAGCGCGGAGCCCTGTTCATGGTCAACCTCAAGCATGAGGTCCAGAAACGGGGCTTTACTGTTGCCCACATCAAGACGGACTCCATCAAGATCCCAGATGCGACACCGGAGATCATTCAGTTCGTTATGGATTACGGCAAAAAGTACGGCTATGTCTTTGAGCATGAGGCTACCTATGACCGCATGTGTCTGGTGAACAATGCCGTCTACATCGCCAAGTATGCCACGGCGGAGAAGTGTCAGAACGCTTACGGTTATATTCCGGGAGACATCCGAAAGCACCCCGGAGAGTGGACGGCCACAGGCACTCAGTTCCAGATTCCCTATGTGTTCAAGAAACTGTTCTCCAAGGAGGAGATCGTGTTCGATGACATGTGTGAGACCAAGTCGGTCACCAGCGCATTATATTTGGATACGAATGAAACCTTGCCGGACGTTTCGGGATATGAGAAGGAGCTGGAGACTCTGCGGAAGAAGTGGCCGGACGAGCATGGGCAGTATCCTCTCGACTATGAAGAGGTGGTTGCGAATCTGAAAGCCAAGATCGAACAGGGCCACAATTATATTTTCGTGGGAAAGGTCGGCTCTTTTTGTCCCATGAAACCCGGCTGCAACGGTGGTCTGCTGCTGCGGGAGGTCGTGGACAAGAAGACCGGAGAGAAGGGTTACGCCTCTGCCGGCGGCGCCAAGGGCTATCGCTGGCTGGAGTCCGAAATGGTCAAGCAACTCCAAAAGGAGGACGGCATTGACCGGGGCTACTACGACGCCATGGTGGACGCCGCGGTTGCGGATATTTCCAAGTATGGCGATTTTGAGTGGTTTGTTTCCGACGATCCCTATGTGAAAGTTGAGGACGATACCCCTCCCTGGTTCAGCGCTGGAGAACCCTATGAGAATGACACGACGCCCTTTGACGTGAGGTGACAGGCATGACCATTCTTCTGATTATATTTTGGTTCAATGTTTTGTCTGCCTTCATCTCGGCCGCCACAGACCGCCTGTTTTGGTGTGTGGTCAATGTCGTATTGGCAGTTTTGATGGCTTTCTTGGCTATGGCCTATGAGGGCCGTCTTATCAAGCGCATTGAGAAACTCGAAGAAGAAATCAAAGAATTGAAAAGGAGATTTTGATTATGGCTAATCCCAGAGTGAATGACAACCTCGTGATCGAGAATGCCCGCCTGCTGTTCCGGAACTTTTCCGGACGGGAAAGCAAGTACAATCGCGCCGGTCAGCGCAACTTCTGCGTCTACATCGACGATCCTCAGGACGCCCAGAAACTGGCGGATGACGGCTGGAACATTCGGGAGCGTCCTCCCCGCGAGGAGGGTGAGGAGCCCCGGTACTATCTTCAGGTGGCGGTCAGCTTTGAGAACATCCCGCCCACGGTCTACATGATTCCCGAGCGGAGAAAGAAGAAGACCAAGTTGGACGAGGAGTCCATCGACGTCCTCGATTTTGCGGAGATCCGGAATGTGGATCTGACCATCCGCCCCTACAACTGGGTCATCCAGGAAGGCACCAAGAACGAAAAGCGGGGCGTTAAGGCCTATCTGCGTTCTATGTACGTCACCATCGAAGAGGACGAGTTCGCCGAGAAGTACGCTGGCGAAGAGTATCCGGAGGAGTAAATATCCATGGGAGCGTCGGTGAATAAGGAGATAGCCGGCGCCCTCTCCTATTTTTGAAAGGAGAAAAACCATGGCAAATGAGGTAAATTGCCGCATGATATTTAAGGAGGGTGTGGAATGAAGCCATTCTGGAAAAATTCCC